GGCCTTGCGAGCCATCAGTATCATCTAGAAGACTAGTTTGAGTACTTTTTCCAAACTCAAGCTAATAGATGATTACTCGTTATATCGAGGTTTTAGACTTCGCACTTTAACCTTTAAAGGTATAACAAGGATCCAGTCTGCTTGTCCTATGAAATAGATAAGCAGGTATATGGATAATCTCTTACGAGAGGGGGAGGTATAACATTAAGTTGCCATACTCCCTAAGCACAGATAACCCTTCGCCTCACCGCATAATAATATGGATAAAGAGAAGGTACGTGACGCGTCTTATTGGTTTAAAAGACCAGTAAGCCTCGGTACGGAAAGCGAGATCAGAAATCTCTAACTTTTGACCGGAGACCTACGGGACATCTCCAAACTCAGTTTGTAATGAACTCCACCGAAAAGCGGACCGCAATATGTTTTAAGTGCATATTGGGGGCGATAAGGTTTCATGCTTTACTCCGATGATTTGGGATAAAACATAAGACTAAACTTATGTCACGAAAGTGCCCATCATAGTTGTGGATGATAAGAATCCTCATCATCGGTCCGGACTAGAATTGAATCCGGGCAAGCCGTATACTAACTTATTTAATAAGTAGTAGGACCCAGTGAGAGCCCCTGAAAAGGGTGCTTCTGATTGGGTGAATCCTGACAGGTTTGTTACCTGCCATGACAAGTGGTGGCTGCCTCTCTAAGATAGTAGTCTCTGTAATACCAATTCTTTGTTGATATTATAGAAGACAAATACGTCTTAGAACAAGGAGTGATAATAACATGCATATGGGTAAGACCCAACTATTCCAAAAATGAAAAACTTAAAATTTTTTAAGTTCTCCAATTCTGGTTTAGGTATGCTGAAATTATCTGCCTCGTTCTTTCGAAAGGAAGGACGACCCATTATGATACATTTGATTCGTCAAATGTACTTAACGGGTGGTGCACCAACCAAAGCGGGAATCACGGCAATTGGAGGCTTCTTACGAAGCATAAACTTGTTGAAAAGAAATATGGGTATCCCTGGTACAGTTATGTACTTAAAAGGATGCTCAGTTCTTTTACAACAAGTTTCAGCAGGGTATCGTATACCAGATACTAGTCCTCTTGGATTAAGAATCAAGAGAACTAAGTCTGGTTTACCTGCTCTAGTTCCTAGACCTTATAGAAAAGCTATTCTACAAGGTGACTTAACAGTTATCCGACTGATGATGACTTTGTTCTCATGTTATAGAAACATGGAATACACCGGTACCGTAAAATTGAAAACTATTGTTAACCCAGGAACGGGTCAACATATAGAACAATATATGGACCGATTTGTATCGTTGTTTATCACAACGCCAAAATCATTAAAAGAAGGACAACCATTCCACATCGTAACTTCTTCTCCTACTGTATTGTCTCATGATGAATTCTCTTCAAGTGTTGGCCCTTTAGTTAGAGCTCAATCTTGATTTGAAAATCATGAAAACCTACATGTAAGAAAAGCTTTCTTCTACTTATGTGATTTTTGTAAATCAGAATCGATCCGAACTCTTTATTCGGACGTTCTTTTCTACAAAACCACATTTGGTAAAGACGATGTTGCTAAGTCATTTAATGGAAAAGTTCTAATTGATAAAAATAATCCTTACTTAAAAGTAGGGCATAATTTGTTAACAATTGGAAAACTATCCATTAAACAGGAACCTGCAGGTAAAATGAGAGTATTCGCTATGGTAGATGCTTGAACACAATGAGTATTAGCTCCTTTACATGATTGAATCTTTAATTTATTAAGAAACAATATATGTGATGGAACTTTTGACCAATTAGGACCTCTTAGAAGAGTTCCTTTTGGTAAATTACCCATTTATTCATTCGATCTTTCCGCAGCGACTGATAGATTGCCTATCAGTATCCAAGCTTCTTTACTTAAAAGAATCTTTGGAACTGATTTTGGAAACCATTGAGTTACCTTACTTACAAGTAGAGATTATAAAATATCTCACTTGTGAAAAGATTATCCATATCTTACTAAATATGGGTCTTCTGTTCGGTACTCCGTTGGTCAACCAATGGGGGCTCTATCAAGTTGAGCTATGTTAGCTCTTACTCATCATTACTTGATACAAGTTGCTGCCTGAAACTCAGGTTTCTCCAAATCACAACTATTTTCCCAGTACGCAGTACTGGGAGATGATGTTTGTATTTGAGATTCACGAGTTGCAATGGAATACCAAAGAATCATGACTTTTATTGGAGTAGAATTAGGTTTAGCTAAATCTATTATCTCTCCAAATGGAATCGGTCTGGAATTCGCTAAAAGAACTCTTATACGAGGACAAGATATGTCGCCATTCCCCATGTCAGAAGCAAGAGCTTCCCACATGAGTATGGCTTCTATTAGTGAAATTCAACGAAAATATTCGTTATCAGACTTATCCAT